TGGCTTCTTTGCCGTCATCATCTCAGCCGGTTTCGCCACGCTCACCGAACTCAAAACGTCAATAGATTTAGAAGAGGCGTTTGATTTATGGGAGATCGCCATTACCAATCGTTATAACGAAGCGCTGGCTTCATCGAAAGGATAGCTTATGGCTTTGCTAGATACCTTTGTTCAAGTATTCGAATTTGATACCCGCCAAGCCGATGATGCGTTTAATCGGGTGAGTAAATCGACCGATGACATTATCGCTGAGATGAAAAAGGCGCAACAATCGGCAACGATGGGAGCTGATGGGTTTACGCAATTTATTCAAAATCTATCCGCACAATTGACAGAGTTATCATCAAACTCAGTCGATATTCATGTTAATAGTGACACATCCGGAGTTGCCGATAACCTGATTGCGGAGATAGATCGCATTAAAGAAAGTGCGACGGACAATTCGCAATCGGTGAATGACTTTATTCAAAGCGTGATTGCCAGTATTGAACAGTTATCAGAAAGGGAACTGATAAATATCGAGGTTGAGGCTGGTAATACACAAGAAAAAATAGCCTCAGTCACCGCTAAAATTGATGAATTAAAGTCATCAATGAACTTGCTTGATATCCAACGTAACGAACTGTCACAAGGCGTAAATGAAAGCCGTGTTTCATCTGAAACGCTCAATGCCCAATATCAACAGATGCAAGATGAGTTATCCCTTCTCAATAATGAATTGGTGTCGCTCACTGATGCAGAGAAAAAGAACCGTGAAGGTAAAGAGGTCATTGATGCCATTGTTACCGCATTAAATGCCGATTATACGCAATTTATTGAAACGATGCGGACAAAAGGTATAAAGACAGCGATTGATGAAGCTAAAGCCCAAGAGCATCTACAAAAAGAACTTTCAGAAACCGGCTCTAAATATCAAGAGGCCGGAAGTTCTGTTGCAGGATTTGCGACAAAAGCACTTGGCGCTGTCGGTATTGTGATGAGTATTGGCACTATTTTTTCCGAATCGGTTTCCCGTTCTCAAGAAATTGAAACGCTGGACAAGCTGGGTAAACAAATCGGCGTTGCGACTGCAGACGTTGATGCGTTTTCTGGTGCGATCGCTGAGTTAGGTGGTTCTAGAGAGTCTGCACAAGCCGATTTATCCGCAATGGCGAAATCGTTCGGTAATACGAAAGACTCAATGGAAAAGGTACTTCAAACCGCGGATAAAGTTCAAGGCATGAGCTTTGATAAAGCAAAGAAAACACTGGAGGGTATGGGGGTATCGGATGAAAAAACCATTGAATTAATGATGAAAGGGCGCAAAGAATTAGAGCGCACAATGGGTATTCAAAAAGAGTATTCAGGCATTAGCAAGGAGAGTATTGAAAGCTCAATTAAATTTAATAGTGCTATGGGTAAATTTAAGCAGTCATCGGGAATGTTTAAAAATAGCTTTTTAGAAATGGTCATTCCTGCACTTGCAAAAGGACTGGATTGGCTAACTAAATTTATTTCTTTCTGCAAAGAAAATAAAAATTTATTAATAGGTTTTTTCTCAGCCGTTGGTTTGGCCGTAGCACTTTATTACGTTCCCCCTATGTTAGCTGCTGCATCAGCAACACTTGCAGCAACATGGCCGATTATCGCTATTATTGCCATTATTGCGCTTTTAGCTATGGCATTTGCGATTGTTTATGACGATATCATGAACTTTATCGACGGTAACGATTCAATGATTGGGCGTATTCTCGACAAATATCCACAGCTAAAAGTCGTTATTCTTGCACTATGGGAAACATTCAAAAAGCTCTTTGAATATCTAAAAGCTATCGTTGGTGTTGTGGCAGATATTGTTGTCGCTGGTTGGGATCTAATGGCATCAGGCTTAAAAGCTTATGTTAAGTATTTGCTGAGTTGTATTTCAGTCATTGCAGGTTGGGGTAAATCCTTTGCGGGTGTATTTAATACAGTCAGTGATGCCGTTGTGAGTGCGTTTGAATGGATGTGGGAGCAAGTCGAAAAAATTATTGGTTGGGTAAATACAGGACTTAATGCGGTTAAAAATGGTTGGAAATCCGCCAAAGAGTTTTTCGGTTTTGGAGGTGATGAAGCTGAAATTAAAATTACCTCTGATGATGCGAGTAATTATTTAAGCGCCTTATCGGCAAAACGTAATCAGGTAGCAAGTGCAGGAATAGATACATCAGAAATTGATAAGGAAATTATTGAACTCAAGAAGCAATTAGACAATGGACTAGACGTATCAAAAATTATAGCGGATGTTGAGGAGGCGAATAAACGTTTAATGATGGCAAGCCATGATGCAATGAATCCTATTACCAGCCAAGCTATTAGCAATCAATCCAATGTGAAGAATGAAAGTAACGTAAGTATTGGAGAAATTAAGGTTGAAACTCAAGCAACCGATGCACAAGGTGTCGCAAGTGGACTTAGCAATGCGTTACAAGATGAAATAGCTAATGTCAATCAACAATATTCTAGTGGATTGGGAGGTTAAATTGCTTACAGAAGTCAAAATCTTTGATTTAGAATCGTTTTCTACACTATTTGATAGTGTGAGTCCTATTCAAGTCAATATTAGAGATGAGCATAAGGCCACTCAATTTCAAGTTGAAAGTGGTGAAACTCGCAGTGATCATGTGATCATTAACCCCGTTGAAATTGGTATAGATTTGCTATTAACAGGGGAGATGAAAAACATCTTCTCATCGATGCAACAAGCTTTTGATGAACACAAACTTGTTGGTATTCAAACCCGAGTAAAAACCTATCAACCAATGTTATTAACGGGTTTTAATCATGATGAAATACCCGACATGATAGATGCGATAAAACTGTCGCTACGGTTTGTTGAGTGGCGCACCGTTGAGCCTGAATACGGAGAACTACCGCCTCGAGCCACTCAAAAGCCAACGCAGTCATCAACGGTAAATAGGGGAAATGTGCAAACAAAAGAAGCCGATACTGAGACTAAGAAAAAAGGTTCGGTTGCAACACGTATCGCAGATGGGGATTGGAGCTTCTAATGAAAGTCATACCCTTAAAAGCTATTCCAAACCAACGCTTATCCGTCAATTTGGAAGGTGTTAATTGGACGTTGACAATAAAAGCCGGTCGCCATGCGATGTATCTCGATATTGAACGAGAAAGTGAGGTTATCGCCGTAGGCATGCGTGCGGTGGCAAACACACCTATCATTCCTTATCGCTATCTGACTGATGGTACAAATTTAGCGTTTATAACAGAAAATGATGATCTGCCCTGGTATGAATCATTTGATAGAACCCAATCATTAATTATTTGGAGTGATGATGGACTTACGACGAATACGGGTGGGGATTGAAGTTGCAGAACGATTGCAATGGTATGAAGGATTGCGTATTAAAGCCAACGGTACCAAGTATGCAAACCCCTTACAAAATGAATGCACAGTTAGCATTGATGGATTAAACGCCCACACTCGAGATTATCTGCTCACTGAAACCAGCCCTTATCATAAAAGCAAACAAACTCGCCGTCTTTACCTTGAAGTAGGACGAGTCAATACCGGATTATTTCGTATCTTTACCGGTGATATTGTCAGTGCAGAAATTGCCTCGCCTCCTGATGTTACGTTAACCATTAAAGCCAAAACTAATAATGCCAGTTCAGGTGATATTGTTTCTTCCAGTGGTGGCGCCATGCAGAAAATGAGCGAGATCGCTTCATCAGTAGCTAAGGATTGCAAGGTTAGATTGGACTTTCAAGCCACCGATAAGAATATTGCCAATTGGTATTTTTGCGGTTCAGCGTTACAGCAAGTACAACGACTGCAGGAAGCAGGAAACGTTAAAGCCTTTATTGATGATGATACGTTGTTTGTCAAAGATGATAACCAAGCCTTAAAAGGTCGTCTGCGCATTCTTAGCATGAAATCAGGCATGGTGGGTATACCGAAAGCCACCGAAAAAGGGTTGTCCGTTACCTACTTAATTGATGGCGCCTCAGAACTAGGAGGGATGCTACGACTCGAGAGTAAATTTAATTCCGCACTTAATGGTGACTATATTATTGAGCAACTGAAATTCGATGTTGCTTCACATGATGATCCTTTCTTTTATCAGGCTACCTGTAAACGAGCATAACCATGAATAAACCCAATACTGATATTGCCAGTGATGGTTCGCTGGCAGGTGCGCTATCGTCTGCATTTCGTAACCTGATGATGAATACAGAGGACATGCTCCCTGCAACAGTAGTCAGTTATGACGATAAAACCAATCGTGCTGTTATCAAACCACTGGTGATGATGGTAACAACGGAAGGGGGAACAGTCGGGCGAGCACCATTGGCCAACATTCCCGTTTTTAGATTTGGGGGAGGCGGTTTCTTTATTCGCGCACCCATTAAGCCGGGTGATTTCGGTTGGATAAAAGCCAATGACAGAGACATTAGCCTGATATTTCAGCGTGGAGGATTGGAGGATCAACCTAATACAGCACGTCTGCATTCATTTAGTGATGCGATGTTTTTTCCTGACACC